TTTGTACGAGACTCAGTAAATTTTATCTGGAGCCACTGGGGACAGGCTTCTGAGGAGACCAGACAATACATACTAGGTGTATTAGGTGAGGCCATGAAAACCTATGAACTAGAAAACCTAGAAAATACCCTGACCCTGACATTCACCAATGACCATGTGAGTTATAAAGGATGCTTAGGTAATTCTACTACGGCAGGGATATGGAGGGGGCTTTATAACTTAGTCAGTGAGCCTTCTCTCAACAGAAGACCTACCAAGCTCCACCCGAGACAAAGTCCAGGAGTTCCCACTTACCCGTAGTGTAATTATAAGCAACCATGTCGCCAGGCTGAGGGGATCGGGAGAAGTTTACATTGGACAAGTTCTCAAACCTTCTAGTGGTTTCTAGGGAAATGATGTACTCTCTTAGCTCACTTAGGGTTTGTTTGTATGGCGTCCCATCTGGGAAAACTGCCATCATCTTGCCCAGTCTTCCATAAAGCCCCGACCCATAGTAACAATCACCATGGTCTTGGTCAGGGATTAGCAAGAAGCCATGGCCATCAATGGGGCCTTGGACAAAGGGATCGTAACCGTAGGGTAAGTTGGACATGGCTTAATAGGGTAGGTTAATTATGCTTGGTAGAAATAGGTGGGTATTAAAAAGTATCAGACTCTTGGAGTCCATCGTATGTAGACAGATTGTCTTCGTCATTAACAACAATGACATCCCCGTCTTTTGAATATCTGGTTTCTTTGGCATCTTGGAATGAAGCCAGGTCCCTGGTAGTTTCAAGGGCGTCAAACAACTCATTGCCCTCCATGACAGAGTTGGGGATGGGAATGGGGTGATCGAGTTGGCCATTGGGCTCTTTTTCCCTCCCCCTGGTCGCACTGGCAGCTTCAAGACGGGGTGCAGGGTTCCATCTGCTATTAGTACCCTCTCTGAGGACCCAGCGAGCCATGGAGGGTTCGGTAAACGATCTCCCTCTACGATAGGACGATTGGGTCATAACACAACCAGAGTTCCAATATCTATATGCCTCCTGCCACCGTAAGCCGCTGGAAGGGCTCTGTCTGGCTGCCCATAGGTCAAGCTGTTGAAGTGCTTCTTTGGCGGCTTCTAGGACCTGCTGGCGGGGTCTGAGGATGTCTAGGTATGATCGGGCCAGTACTGCCTGGGTTCGTCTATATGAACCTGCGATTAGAAGTTTACCCTGGGGAGGGGCTGTGGTGATAAAGTTGTTAATTAGTATCGCAGCGTCGTTAAGGGCGATCTGGATTTTTTTATGGTTAACTTGGTTGCCGGTTGGAGACTCAATATTCGATAATTCCACCGCTTCCTGGTAGCCAAAAATCTCTATAAAATAGTCCACAGTGGCCGGAGTACAATTACTAGCCACTCCAAAATCGTCAGGGCGGGGAGTATAAGGCATCTTTAAAACACTGTTAATAACCTTTAAACTTCCAACTTTTTTCCAGTCCAGCACGGATCCTGGCTTGACAAGCCCCTCCCCAGGGGGCATAATAGCTTTGTGGTACTTTCCATCCCCTCCACACCCCCAATGGCCAAAGCTAAACTCGGCACTGCACTGTACAACCTCCGCAAGGCAAAGGGTCTTTTGACCGAGGCAGAGAAGTACTCCCCGGCTTCGTCGTTTCCTCCGAGAAAAACTGCGCTTGATCGCAACCCCAACTCCTGGCAGTCACGCACCAAAATCCCCCAAGACTGGACCCATGACCTCCATGGAAATGTCTATGGGGCGGCTATCTCTGATCTGATCAGGCTCTTTCCCCAACAAGGACTCCGTGAGTCGGGTCTGTCCAGGGTGAAAAATGGCAAGCAGGTTGCTCATAAGGGCTGGAGAGCGGGTGGTTCAAAGCCCCAGGAAAAGTCCGTCATCATTATGGGATCTGTTCCCGCACCTGTGGAGGTCAAGACCAAGTCGGACTATTTCACGGACTTGATCAATAGGGGGAGCTGATAAATTAGGCCATAAAAAAAGCCCGGTCGTATTGACCGGGCCCGTAGATTATGTCCCTAAGGATCAGGGAATAGCAAGAGTTCCAACAGGATTCTTGAACACAAAGCCAGAACCGCAGTGGCCGGTTTCGCCCATGCCGACGAGTTCAAAAGAACGCTCGACAAGGATGTCTCCGGTGAACACTCTACGATCAACGTTGAAGCGTTCGGGGGTGGCGATGGGATAGCCGCTGAGGGTATAGGTATACGCGAAAGCGGGGTTGCCATAGTTGGCATCAAGAGCAGGCATGAAGCCATCGGTAGAGGCACTGGGATGATAGAACAGAACAGCAATGTTGCTATAGATGTTCTCCAGGGCTCCGGTCGCTTGGTTAAGCTTGAGGCGACGGGCGACACGAATCTCGTCCAGACCAAAGATCTGAGCAAGGGTCTTCTCGTCAACCAGAACTCCACGCTGCATGAAGTCACGAATTCTCTTGTTACGCTTGAGGGCGTTAAAAGCATCAGGTGAAATCACCATCTTGTTAGGATAGATACCAATCTGGGAACGAACTTGTTCCTTAGCTTGGTCCATCAGGACTTCGATGTCAGAAGTGGGGGCAGTGAACTGGTCAGCACCACCATTGTACGAACCGAGGTCGAGAACGTTGCCGGGCTCATATTGGGTGTCGTCAGTTACAATAGTTGCAACTTGGACTTCCCAGGACTGCATAAGACGATTGGCAGCATCTTTCGCAGCATATTGACGAAGGTCAATTTGAGCGGCACCATTTTTGGCTTCAGAAGCGACCTCTTCAGCGATCTCCCAGCTAATCGCTTCTTGACGAAGCGAGAAACTACGAGTACCGAATTGGTTTTGAATCTTCTGAATGTTGGTACCAGGGGCGCGGAGGAAGTTCTGGGCAGCAAAGGCTTCTTTGCCGAACACCAGAGTACGACCAGCGCGAACATTCATTGAAACAGCGGGAGCGAAGAAGGTAGCCACACCTTCAGCGTTTTTGTATCCTTGTGCAAGTTGGGTAAGGATAGGATCAATAACCCTTACCTGATCTAAGTTCATCATAGTTAGTTACTCTCCTATCAGGCTCCAGCTTCGTTTCCGAGCTTGACGCGAATGTACTGACCGGAGCCAGCAATAGAAATCACATCAAGTGCTCTGCCAAGGGTTACATAACCCATGCCAGTTTCAGTTGCTCTGCCATCGGCATCAGCGCAGACTGCATCGTCTACACTAAAAGTGGCAGAGGGATTTACTTCCACGATTACAATACCAGTGGTAACAACAGAGAGGTATCTCTGATATTTGAAAACACCGGGCTTGAGGGGGGTGGTGGAAGGGTTCAGTTGACCTTCGTAAACGAGAGTCGAACCGTCATTGACTTGGTAGCCTTTATCAGTCATTTCTCCTCTGCCGTATACACGGTAGGTAGAAACGCCAGCGGCGTAACCACCCAGGGAGGGGTATGCTCCGTCACGCTTGACGAAGCGGCGTGCCTCGACGCCATTATCTAGAGCGTCACCATCAGTGATGGTAACAGTCTCCACATACTGGTGGTCAAAGGACATATAGCGTGGATCTTTAGCCATAGTTCTCCTTATCAGTCAGTTAGGATTGCCCGAAGGGCGAATTCGTACGATGTCCCAGAATTCTTCTCCTGATACTCCAGAGCTTGCGCGTGGAGTGCAGCAGTAGACTGGTCATATACAAAGCCCTCAACAGGGGGCTTGGGTGCCTTGGCTTTTTTAGGAGCCGTGGCGGGGGTAGCGACCTCTTCAAAACTGACCATAGAGGGCATAGCCTCTAGGACACCTTTAAAGAAATCATATTGGGAGGTCTTCCCAGCTTCACTGAAATTAACAGTGTTCTTGGCATTGAGAGTTTCCATGAAGCGAACAAGGTCGCCCTGGGGGACAATCTTGGGCGTAAGCTTACCGGAGCTATAAACAGTCTCACAGAAAGATGTGATTTCTGCTTCTCTCATTGCCTTCTTCTGACGAGCAAGCTCTTCTTCCAGTTCAGCTACACGGGCTTGGAGGTTACTCCGCCCACGATCTCCCACAGCACTTTCACTGTGATTCAGAGTTCCTGTAGCTACTTCAGAGTAGTCTTTCTCTTTGTCGTCGTCGTCGTCACACTCCTCTTCGGCGTGTTCAGTCGTCTCAGTAACTTTCTCTCCTGGGGGCTCTTTGGCAGACTTCACTTTTTCAAACGGAGGCTTTTTGGAGCCCTTAGCATCTTCGCCACCGCTGGCAATTTCAGCATGGTCTACACCTTCGTCGTCGTCATCCTCACCGTCATCCTCACCATACTCAGTCTCTTCTTTTTTCTTTTCGTCATCATCCTCTTCGCCTTCCCCATACTGGGCGGCTTCCTCTTCCATAAACTCTTCAACAGCTCCCTTGAATTCGTTGTAGCTCACTCCTTCCATCATGGAAGTTGAATTAGTAAGTTGGTATAGTGCTTTGATAAGTTGTTCTTCGGTATACTTTGAAGCCAACTCAGAAACAGCTTGGTCGTCTCCTTGAACATCCCCAGAGATGTCATCGGACTCAACAC